CTCACGGCAAGGTTCAAGACATGGAACCTGCACGGCACGCGCACGTACAGCTACACCAAGGAGGACGGAACCACGGGCACCAAGCAGACTCTCGTGTGGAACCAGCGGGGCAAGCGCTTTATCCTCGCGCTGTACAACAACGATTTCAGCGTAAGGGAGGCTATCGCAGAGATTAAAGGAGAAATGTAATCTAACGACTAACAACAAAAAAAACAGAAGCAATGGAAAACGTTAAGAAATTCAACAATAACTATACCGTAAGTAACGATACCGCAGAGTGCATCGATATACTGAAGAGCCTTGTAAGCGCCCAGGAGCGTGCCCTGTCCTATCTCGTATTACACCACCTGGACGAGTACGGATACGGCGAGCAGTTCGCTGAGCAGATAGGCGAGGCTGTGAAGGCGTTCGGCAGCCTGCTCGGTAACAGGGTCTACGCAAAGATATTACAAGATAAGACAAACCTGTAACACTAACTAACGGCAAGGGCAGGAGAAACGTAATCTCCTGCCCTTTTATTATCGCGCCCTCTTCAAAACATAGGGCAAGAGAACCTTTTACCCTCTTTTCATCTTATCTATATACGGGGAGAATATCTTCAGCATCCTCTTATAAGTCTCAAGTAACCATGCGAATATCGGTTGCCAATCGTCCTGCTCATATCCGCCATCGTCATAGTTTGTGGCCATAATAACACTCGACTTGTTGCTCTCTGCAAAATTCCACTGAAGCAGCGGCTTGCCAAAGACATCATTAATTGCGTCCCTATCCTCCTCTATCAGCTTATAATGCTTCTTATTCTCTGATTTATCTGCACCGTCAAGCAGCAGACGTACAGAAACCGAGCCACGACGAACAAACAAGTCAAAATGAGCCTTGGATGTCCCCGTTGATATGTTAATCCAATGATAAGACTGTGGGGGTTTTTGTAAATTTGTTCCATGACCGTTGGCATATTCATTGAATGCTGCCCAGAAATCGATTAACCGCTGTTCTGTATCCGACCTAGGCGAATTTTCTGTTTTTTCAATTGGGGGCTCACAGACAATATCAAATAATATACCAGGCTTAGAATCCCCTATACTTACCGCTGTCGCCTCTATCATATAAAAATTACACCCGATTGTAGAGTCATTTAGCATCTGTATTGCGCTAATATGTTCAGCCCTTGCCTTTTCTACAATCCATACGGCATACTGAGCATTATGATGCGCAGCGTAAGTTATCACCTTTCCGAGATGGTCAGAATCACTATCCCCGAATTGATTTTCTATGATTATATTTTTCTCCCCATCGTCACCAGCCTTGGCAACAATGTCGACTTTCATCGTTTCGAGTTTATGCTCTCGCTCTGCTTCGGAAATGTTTATGCCAAGTTTCTCCGATAGTAGTCCTATATTTTTTGCCAGCCAAGGGGTAAAGCCAGATGCCTCGCTGCCAAAGATTTCTTTAAGAGGATGTACATCTATACGCTCTATATTTTTCATCCGCTCAATTATATTAGTTATAGATTTCGTTATACCGCATAGCCACACGATTTGCCGAGCCATAATCCCGCATCTGCCTATACAGGCATATCAAACGAAGGTAGCCATATCTATGTAACAGCCCATCAAACATCAACCCCTCGCAGATATATGTTGCACGGCTATATACGCCTTGCTGAATATACAGCCTAACAATCTGCCACAATTTATCAACATCCACAAACTTTCTCACAGGATTTTTCTTTAGTTACTATTGGCAAAGTTACATATATAATTTGTCAAAAAGCAGCTATTATATAATATATTATATTAAAATACCTTTATAGAAACGCGTATACAATTAATAAATATTAATTAATTAGTATTTCTCATATAAATATTATGTTTTTTCAGAAAATCTTAATAAATTTGCGATACAAAAAAATAAAAAGACAAACATTATGAAAACTTACGATGTAGTATTTAATGACGAGATGTATTCTATCCAAAAAGGATGGAACCAAACAAAGAATTATTGCATAGAGTATATCAAGTCAACCAATGGCACAAACGAGAGCTATTTTGCCGATTACAAAGGAGGTATCGCGACCGTCGAATGTAACGAAACTGGCGAGGTAGTTTACGAAGAAATTATTTATTGACACAATAAATTTCGGGTACGAATTTTCGGTTACTGATTACCTTTGAGTTATCCCGATGAAAAATAAGAAAATAACTGAAAGTGGAAAAGGTGAGGTGAACACGAAACACAGCATAGAAAGGCATGCTTTATAGCCTCCGTCAGAGCCTGGGAATGACGACAAATAACAGGAACGGTGCCAAACGGTTAAATTGGTACGTTGGGACAAACGTTAAGTATGAGCTGACAACTTGAAATAGTCCGTTGGGCGAGAACGTTAAGCGCATGATGTTGAATTTTAAAATAAGAACATTATGGAGATAAAGTTAAACATTCCCGAAAATGGTTACATTCAACCAACGGAAATCCGAGAGAATGTAGTACAGAAGATCTGCGATGCGTTCCTTAACCGTAGAGCAGGTTATTACCACGATGTGTTTCACCCTTATAGCGAAAACGGTTATCGCGTGAGGACGCTTGGAGTTGTTACTCGTAATAATGAACGTGCCTACGCTTTCGGCCATAAGGCGGACTTGAAAGGAGAGACGATAATCAAGTTCCACGGTTCTGAAATGAAAGCCGCTTTTCAAGCGCTTATTAAGGCTGGCTACCACATGTTCCGCGTGTATGAATACGGTTCTTGGATGGGCTACATCTGCGCAGAAAAGCCATTCTACAAGGATGGCACAGAAGTGAGAGAGTTCAACGATTTTATAGACTAAAAAACATAATACTATGACAGAGAAATTAAAAAGACATTTTAAGGAACTGAAAGAAAAGCACCCAGACCGCTTGCTCCTGTTCAGAGTCGGTGATTTCTACGAGAGTTTTGAAGAGGATGCGGAAATCCTCGCCTGTTTTCTTGGCATATCCCGCTTAAAGAACAAATCGGGGTTCAGGCAGGCAATGTTCCCTTATTACGAACTTGATACCTACCTGCCAAAACTTATTATTGAGGGATATCGTATATGTATTTTTGACAAATATTAATAACGGAGAATTAATTATGATAAAAGAGGAAAATATAAACAACGCAGCTAAGGAGTATTGTAACAAGAGATACCCATCGTTATTGGATGCGCCCTTTATAGCAGAGGGATTTAGACAAGGTGCTACATGGGCCTTGGCGCAAATTACAGAAAAAGGAGTAATGAAAGTCTATACGGCTGTTGTTACTTCTACGGATGAAAACACTATAGCCGAAAATTTCCTGTCAGAACAGGAAATGAGAAACTGGTTGAAAGGTATTGACCAAAGCAAAGACAGAGTTTCGTTTTTTGAAAACGAAATAATTATATAAAACTTATAACTTTTTATCAATAGAATAGGAGGTAATATTATGACAAGCTATGAAATTGTACGATACAAACGTACTAACGATATGGAAATCCTGTATCAGATGCTGTTAAAAGAGAAATCAATTCATGAACTTTGGAACGATACCGCTATGCGTTTAGCGAAAGCTGTTATAGCAGGAAAGTATATGGGATTTAACTCTCTCTCAAATGAGTATGGAAAGAAAATTGCGGTGTCTTTTGATATTCTTTTTATTCGCCATCATAAAACCACAGGCGAATGGTTGAATGTCACCGACGAGCAGAAGAACATTGTCGCTTGGCAATGGTTTTATAAACATATCATGGAAACAGCATTATTAAATAAACAAGAATTACAAGAAGCGATATGAAAAATATATACCATATACATAAATCCTCGGACTCTTATTGGGACAGTCATTGGACGGACACGGATTATTATCTCTGCGACACAGAAGAGGAGTATCAGCAAGAAATGTCAAAATATAAGCAGAAGCGCGAGGCTATTATCCGTAGATACAAAGAAGAACCTGATGGATATGGGAACAAGTGGCAATATCAGAACTTTCTCTTCCACCAAGAAGGCAAAATTCATGCAAATGAGTACTATTACGCCCATGAATGGTGGGGGAAAGAGTTTGATGCTTACGGATTTGGTTGGTCTGAAAACTTGGAGCGGAGCTCGCATTATAAGTATTTTCTCAAACCTGGTTCTGTAACAAACGAAAGCGTCAGCTCTGCTGTCGGGAAGTTTACGGGATATGGAAGCTGATTTTTTACAAAGAACATCAAAAATGGGTGCATTAAACATTAATACTTACTATGGTTGCGATAATTGCGCATACTCTGATATGTACGGAAATGGCTGCGTTCACGGCCTGATGTTTCCAGTATTACTCATTATGTCTCAAAAGACACAATGCCCAATGTTTAGAGTTAAGAAATATATAGAAGATAAATTATGAAAGTATCTAAAGAATTTAAGAATGCCATAAAGTCATATCTTGATAAAAGAGCCACAGAAGATAGGCTGTTTGAACGTTCGTATGCAAAAGAGAACAAATCGATAGACGAGTGTTGCAATTTCATTCTCTCCCAGGTAAAAAAAACCGGGTATAATGGTTTCGCCGATGAAGAAATCTTTGGTCTGGCAGTACACTACTACGACGAAGATGATTTAGGCAAAATAGAGAACGTATCGGCACATGTCATCGTTAATCTGTCTGATCATACAAAACAAGAACTCGAAAAACGAGCAGAAGACGAATATCTTAACAACAAGATAGCCGAGCTAAGAGCAAAAGAGAGAAATGCCGCTGAAAAAGAGAAAAAGATTTCCGAAGCAAGAAAAAAGGCAGCAGAAGAGAAGAAGAAAAAACTTCAAGAACAAGGACAGTTAGACTTATTCGGTTTTTAGATATGAAAGCAAGAAATAAAACAGAGAGACTTATCTTGCGATATTCTGGCAAACTACCGCAATTGAGTGACACGCAAAAGCGCTGGGCCGAGGTTAATTGCATTAAAGAAGAATGGGCTTACAGCAATCGTCAGCGAATAAGCCATGGGAGTTTTTACCTGTTGACGACTTACAAAGGTTGGCAGGTTCTTCGGTATTTTCAAGTGCGTGCCAAGTTCCGCTACCACAAGCTCGTCGAAGATAGAGTCTTCTACAAAGAATGTATGCAGCATTGGCTGAATAACGGCGAATATGTATTCCTTGCCTTGCCAAGGTTGCAAGGGTGGTGTAATGATGCGTTCGTTGATAGCAGTATGGAGGTCAGGCATGATTATAGCCACTGCTCTATTCTTGATGACCCTCGCACATTAGGATACGACGGGATATATGTGTGTCGAATTTCTAAACAATTTATTTATGCTTACAGAGATTACAAAGATACCATATCTAAAGGCATATATGAATATTTCCGCGCGTTAAACACCCATACTTATGTCGAGACCCTGCTACGGCAAGATACGACATTGCTTGCGACTGCTATCAGGGTAGGCGCAGCTTATGATGCCAGAATAATGATTGCTGTCAAGATAGCAAAAAGATATAGTTATGACATATCTGATATTATGTGGTGGGATATGGTTGAGGATATAGCAAGTTTAGGGAAAGACTTGCATAACCCGAAAATTGTATGCCCCGAAGACTTGCCTTCTTTACATGATTATTGGATGCGCAAGAGAATGGTTAAGAAAAGGAAGATTGCTGAAAATATGGAAAAACTCCGACAACTTGCCTATGAGAAGCGTGAGCTGGTACGCGCAGAGGAAATGCGTAGCAGGATTGAACAGCAAAAAGAAACAGCAAAGTCACTTGCGGATATATATATCAATAAACGACAAAAATTCTTCGATATAGACATTTCTGATGGAAATATAGATATTCAGGCTTTGAAATCTGTTGAAGAGTTTTATGAAGAAGGAAAAGAGATGTGTCACTGTGTGTTCTCTAACAGATATTATGACGTAAACAGCAGGCCTTACTGTCTTATACTTTCTGCAAAGGTAAACGGTAAACGAATGGAGACTATAGAGGTAGATTTAAAAGACTACGCTATCGTACAGAGCCGTGGAAAACATAATCTAAATTCGGAATTCCACGAAAAAATAATCTCATTGATAAATAAAAACATGAATTTAATCAAAACTATATAAAAAACCGTGCGAGAAACATAAATTCCTCGCACGGGATATAATAACTTTTAGTTCCCAACTAATAGGGATGCAACATTGCAAAGGTAGAAAATTTTCTTGTCACGACAAAAAAATATATGTATATTTGCATTGTATTAACAATATAAGGCGTTATGGAGATACCTTTAAAAGTTCGTGAGGCTATGAAAGTCGAAGCCAAGAGTAGAGGAAATATTGAATATCTTGGCGTTTACAAGGGCAAAACTGTCTGGAGTTATAGTTATGCAGACCCTGTAAGCATAGGTTACCCTTTTATTTATTTGTTTGATGGTAGAGCAGTTGAATATCTGTGCGACCAGAGCGTATTCGACATTATTTCACAACTTGAAAAATCTTAGCGAATTTAGTATTAAAAACTTTGTCGTCGATACGCATAATACCACGGCAAACATGTGGAGTGTCCTCTCCTTCCTGGCATAAAAGAAGAAGGTTTATCTCTTCATCTATACCGTAATATCTATCACAGTAGACCTGTGCATCTACACGTTTTAGCTTCCCATCGGCAAACCGTTGAATTATAGTGCTGTGCCCTTGGCCTTCCCCCCATCCGATAGACATTTCATAAACGCCCTCATCTTTGCATATTTCATTAATAAATTCCTTGTATCTAAGGGTCGTCATACTTTTATACCCTCGTGTATTCATCCATTCTGGCAAACGTACCCATGCCGCTTGTGTTCCATCGGCATTGAGCCATTTTTCCCAGGTTTGCACACCTTTTGAGAGATATTCGACTAATGGGTTTGAATAGTTTCCTGCTGTCACATTAAACCCAAGCAAGCGCATCATATACGTAGGCGAACAGGTTGCACAATTATTTTGATAGCCATTTTTTACATTTGGAATAAATCTTGGGTTCGCGTTTTGCTGGTCTGCTTGTTTCCATGTCATTGGGCGACCTTTAAGTATACCGAGTTTTTTTTCTAATCTCCGACAGTAATATACCTGCGCTCTGCTAAAGCCATCCCAAAGTTGCTTATCCCAACGCTGACGGATAGATGCACCTTGTTTGAAACGTTTGAACAAACGTTCTACATTAGCAACGCTCCATGTTTTATCAGATTTTAATGCTTCAAGAACATCTGCATACCGCTTTTGCAAGGCGTTTCCCATTGTCCAATAGTCAGTATATGTAAGATTTGAAATAACTTCGTTCATTTTTTCCAAACACATTGTCGACCGCCTAAGCGTCCAGTTATGTTGTATTTTTATTGCATCGCGTTTAGCGTGGCGCGCTCTTGCAATTTCTTGTATGGTATCATTCCGCGAAACTACGGGCAAGCCTATTCTCTTTCGCTGTACGGCGGTTAAGAGCCCAGTCCAATATTTCTTGTTGTCAGCTAAATGCCACGCCAACTTGTCGCGTTTACATGCGCTTACGATAGAGTCTGAGTTCTCCCTGATATACTGTGCGAACTGCTTAGGAACGTCTTTTATTCTATTCGGTGACACATATCCAGACATATCTTTGCCTGCGTATAACTTATCATAATACAGTTTCTTCTCTTCTCCGTCAATCAATATCGGGTCGCTCGTACACATACACTGTGGATGCCAGCCACTCCAATTAAAGTCCTTAGGGTACCTCCCCTGCAATTCATCACAAATATCTTTATCTTTTTCCGGGTCATGTTGCGGAGAGGTATGAATAAACTGACCTATAACAAAAGGCTCTTTGAGCCAACGTTCATTGCGAGATTTGTGATAAGCAGCATTTATTTCCGTTCTGGCTACTCGCAATGCGTTTTTTCGAGAAGAACGATAGACACCGGCACCTACTTTTTCAAGCGGCTCTTCAACAAATTTTGCCTTACCATCAATAATTCTTTTTCTGCGCCATGTTACAACATCTTTCTTTCTTCCATTGGCAAGAACCTTAATTGTATGGTATCGTCGGTACATCATATCCGGGTTATTCAAATATTTACGCAAGCTATGCCCTATTGCTTCTGCTGAGGTGCCTTTCTTCATTCCATCAGCGATAACATTAGACATTGCGACTTCAAATTCCGACTTGGTCTGCGAACAATAATTCCATACTGTCTGTGCGAGATTTAGACCTATCGCCGATTTTAGCCTATTAGCGACAAAAGTCGCAGCCGTCGTTTTCCTTGCTGTCTCCAAGGATTTGTCCGATAGGATGGAGTAACTACCTATCGCCATATTATCATGGGTGTATGCCAAAGCTACGCCATCAATAATTCCGTTTTTATAACATAACAAACTATTCTGAAAGTAGTCATTGAATATATCATCTAATCTTTTTTTAAACTGAGGAAAGTTGTCAAAGTTAAAGAGAGCGTCACTTTTAAGCACATCTTCTCCATAGCCAAGTTGCGTAAGCTGCTTGATGTAGTCGGCATACAATTTTCCCAGTCGCCTGTTATAGACGGAAAACAAATTGTTTAGTTGTGCTTTCTGCTGCTTTGAAGTGAATTTCTTAGACATTATCTATTGGGTTTGTTTTTAAGAGGTTTTCCATCTTTGCCGTTAAGATTAAATGCCATTTCTTTATATCTTATACCATTATATTCTGTTTCCACATACCCACTTGATTTTGTGATTATCTTGGTTATGATACCTTCGCCATGTTTTGAAACAACAACACTTCCGACTTTTACCTTAGTTGAACTTAATGGATGTTCTGCCTCTGTACTTATTTTTGTTTTTATCTTAGGTTCATAGTGCCCGAATGTCGTTTTGTTCGGCACGAGTTGAGACTTAACGGCTGCATTGGCAATTACCCACGCTTGTTTATCTGTTAAAGACGCACCGTATTTTTTATAGCCAGGCCTGGCTATAACTTGCTGTGCTATCGTTGTCGCAAGGCCAAGATTTTCTTTGGCTACTTCTTCTATGACAGATAGAGCGTCATCGTTAAACCCTAACATGTAGTCTGTGTTTTTGTTCCATTTGTCTATCTTGCCATATCTTAGCAAGGCATCTTTAACATCATCCACAGAATGTTTACTGTAAGACAGCATATTGTTGCCTACCCTCCTACTCGCTGTTACATTTCTGCTTGATATGATTCTTGTCGTCCCACTTCCTTTTGACATGGCTATTCCTATTCTTCATTACTTACAGATTGCTCACCTGTTGCAGCATCACCAATCCCCGAGAGCAATGTATCTTGAATTAGAGCATCTCTGGTTTCTTGTTTTATCTCTTCCTCTACTTTATCTGGGTCATCATTTATAGGATTTAGCTCAATAGCCCTACGTTGTGACGTAGACTGCTTCCCACCAGTAGATGTTGTTATCATGCTTAGCAGTTCTGTGTCATTCTTCGGGATATAAGGCGTAAATATAGGCTCAAAGTCAATATTATCGGCAACAGACATATCTATGTTCTTGGCATAGACACCCGTGTTGCAGATACCGTTCGCTACAATATTTGACCGTCTTGTAAACATCTCACCGAATAGTTCAGTCTTATCATATGCATTCATGTGCGGTGCCGTAAACATTAGCCTTATAGCAGCTCCACTTGTGTTGTTTCCAAGGGTCTTCATGTTCTCGAAACTAATATCCGCAGACTGGGTAAATGTATAGATTATATTGAATAGATAAGCAATTTCCCCTTTCACAGACTCTGGAGAGCTGTCCCAGGACAAGACATTCATCGTAGTGTCTTTGCCACCGACAAAGACGGAGCCTTGCTCCCCCTTTTCGGCAAATCCTTGTAACTGCCCTTTTACGAAGTACTTAGGCGTGCCGAAATAATCGTTTGTGTCCCCCCAGTTGGATATGCAGTCCTCCACGCGCT